TTAAAAAACTATCTTTAGGAGATAATTTTGAATTATCTAAAAGTGAATCGTTAAAACAACTTAACGATATTGGGGACACCCAACAAAGACTTCAAGCTGAAATTAAAAATCAATATGAAGAGTTAATTGATTTAGTAAAAACATCATTACCTAGTAAGCCTACAAGTAATTCTAATACTATTAATTTTTTAGTAAAACAGGTTTTAACTGCGTCTCAAAATACTAAAAGTAGAATTTCTGAGGTCGTTGTTGAGGAAAGTTTAAAAGTCGCTGGTTGTTCTCAAGAACAAACGTTTGTTGGTAACGATGATAATTCGGGACCTAATAAAATTTACGTTAGGTTAAATCAAATCGACTTATTTAAATTACTTAAGAAAGACCCCTCGGAAGGGTATAATAAAATTCTTTATGAAAAAGAAGACCCTGTAACAGGAATGATTCCATTTCCAATGGATAAAGAATTATATAATAGGTTACAAAATGAAGGAGTGTCATTAAGTGATGAGTTTGGAAGTGATTATATTGGAGCGTCTGGTAGACAAATAATGGACGTTAAATACGTTACAGAATATGTACAAAACGGAACAACCTATTATGGGGACTTTTACGAAATTACTTTACGTAATAGACCAAACTTAAATAGAGTTTCAGACTTTCTTAGAGATTATTATAAATCAATCGATATGTTAAATTTTGATGGGTTAATGGTAAAAATTATGAATTCTTTAACTGAGTTTATTGACATATCAGGAGGACTAACCACCTCAGACAAAGAGGAACAATCTAAGTTTGAAAAGATAATACAAAGAATTTTAGGTTTATGTTTTGATAGTAATAAGGAAATTGATGTTTCGGGTACCGCAAAATTGTCAACATTAGATAATTTAGATGATTCATTTTTTGAAATGACTACTGCAGATTTACGTAATATTGAAAATCAAATTAATAATATGGTTTTAGGCGTTACTGAATTTGAAGATTGCGGAAATGTTAAATTACCTGTTAATACTCAAGCAATATTTGAAGATATAAATGAAATACGAGACTTACCTGAAAATGAAAAAGTTGACGCATTTATAGAAAAAATTGAAAAATTAGGTAAGGATGAAAATTGGAAACTTCAATTACCTGATGGTATCAATATCGATATCGCGATTAAAGATGGATTATTAAAGGTAATACCTAGAGCTGTTGCGATGACGATACTCTCTCCCAAAGTATTACTAGGTCTTATGATTATATTGAAGTCATTAGGTAGTGCCATAATAAATGAAATCGAAGATTTTGCGACCTTCATGAAAAATATGAAAACTTATTTGGTAAATATGATAAGTAGAATCGCATCTATTTTTGTTGAGGAGTTATTTAAATTACTTAAGAAGAATATTAGGAGGTTGGTTGAAACTCTGATGGTAGAAATTATAAAAGAGTCTAAAAATGCTCAGTTAAAAGTAATAACAGGTATAGTTTATGTATTACTTCAATTGGCTTCTGCAGTTGTGGACTGGAGACAATGTAAAAGTGTAGTTGATGAAATATTAAACCTTCTTAATTTAGCTATACCGGGAGGTAGTAGACCACCAACATTTGCATTAGCGGCTGCAGGATTATTACCTGGAGGTTCACCCACAAGAGCACAAGCTAACGTCACTGAAAACATTCAAAAATTAGGACTCCCGACAGGGGATATGCCTGATGGTTCACCTAACTTATCACTACCCGCCATATTCCAACAAATAAAAGGTAGTAAAGACGAAGATTTAGAAAATGGAGTGGTCCATAGTTGGTGTGCACCAGTAGCTGTAGGCCTTGTAGTCACCGGACCGATAAGATGTACAGGAAAAAGTATGTAAAATGGATGATAAAATTAAAAATATAATTAATGATTATAAATCTCTACCAAATAAAGATTTAGAATTTGGTTTAAATCAAATTAGCGAAGATTTTGAAGATACTAAAAAGTTGATAGTTAGATTAACACATCATTTAGATTCGTTAGAAAATAGTTATAATAATATTTTAAAGGAGTATAAATCTCGTAATAGTAAATGATTGGTAAAGAAGATAATAGTAGAGAACTCAGGAGGGGTCAAATAATTTACAAAGGTCAGTGTATTGACAGTAACGACCCTATGCGTTTAGGTCGTATTCGCGCCATATTAAAAACAGAAAACCAATCTGACAGGGAAATTGCAAATGAAAACTATGGTAAGAAGACTTATCGTAATTGGGATGAAAGGGACCCTTTTGTATTCAAACCATTATTACCTTTTTTTATTAATACTCCCCCTAAAAAAGATGAGTATGTCCACTTGTTTTACAATAATATATCAAGAAAAGGGGATAAAGATAAATTTTACATAGGAGGAGTATATAGTTCACCAACAACATCTGAATATGAAAGATATGATTCCGCGGTAACTAATTTTGATGAGGGTTCTAGAAATAAACCTTTTACTAACTTACTTAATGATGAGGGTGAATATTTCTATGAAGACGTTAAAGGTGTATACTCAGAACCTCAAGACGTTACATTATATGGTAGAGGTACCTGTGACATTGTAATTAAAGATGATACAGTATTATTAAGAGCCGGTAAAAACAAAGACTTTAAAAGAGGTCAAGTACCAAGAAGAAATGAAAAAAGGGCGTTTATACAACTGTCAAAATTTAATCAAAGAACTGTATATGGGGATGCTCAGAAAAAACTTATCTTTAATTTTCAACACCAAAACATAAAAAAAATAGTCGAGTATAATATCATTAATCCTGAAAATTCTCAGAATGTTTTTACAGGTAATATATACATATACAACATAGCACAAAAAGATGGATTATCTTTAAGTACAGAAGTAGTTAATGTTGATACTCAAGTACCTGAAACCTCAAAGTCTTTACAAACCACAGTATCATTTAGTAGTAAAAGCTTATCAGAGGTCATTAAATTAATTAATGACACATTAGAAGGGTTAATTAAAGGTAATATAGGAAGTATAGTAAACCAAGAGGTGTCTAATGTGAGTATAAGTGGGCCGCAAAGATTCGACCAGGGTAATACATTCCCATTTTATTTCAGACCGCAAAGTAGTCTATTTAACAAATATGGTGGAGTTTCCCCAACCACAAACATGCAAGAACAATATAATTTAGGTGTTCTTTTTAATGGAGTTAAAGTGGTTACTCTAGATTTAAGCCCTGGTTATGGATTGGTTTATGATAAAAATAAGACTGATAGTGTTCCATTTAAACCTACAAAACAAAATCTAATACCAAAAACTACAAAACCTTTTGATAAATCAGTTGGTTTAATCGGAGGTGATGAAATATACCTACTTTCTCACCTATCACAGAAAACAGATGGGGGTGGTAGAATTGATTTAACCAATACGTTATATGGTATAGATGAGAATAGAATTGCTGATGAGATAGAACCAAAAACATCCTCGTTAGTAAGGGGTGAAGAATTATTAGACTTAATAAACTTAATAATTAGATATTTGGTAGGTCACGTACATGCATATCCTGGTTTACCTCCTGTACCACAAAGTATTGATGGTGTTAAAGTGGATGATTTACTTAAAGAGTTATTAGATGCACAGGATAAGATATTGAATAAGAATATTCGAATTAACTGAATATTTATTATAAAAACTTAGTATGTCTCTTTACAGGTCTTATTTTAGCAAGAACGATACCCTAATTTATAATTCGTATACTAATACTGCGAGAAACCCTGTTGTAGAACTATTCTACGGTAATGTAGATAATATAATATCAAGCAAAGGGTTCACAAGATTTATTTTTGATTTAGACCTTAATGATTTAGAAACTAAATTATCTAATGGTGAGATTTCTACTGGGTGTAGTTACAATCTTAAACATACTTTAAGAATGACCAACACATCGTCCTTTGACAAGGAGTTAATCAATACTAAGTGGTCGAATGGTAGACGGAGAGCGTCTTCATTTGACTTAGTCCTATTTAGAATACCTAAAACGTCAGGGACTACAGGTAACCCCCAAACATGGGATGAAGGTGTAGGTCAAGACTATTATAAAGGGAGTCCGATAGGTACTTCAAATACTGTCGCAGTTAAAAATGTTGTTGAGACTGACAACTCATACTCAGACAGACCCGTAAACTGGTTTCAAAGGTCCACAGTAAAAGATTGGACTGAAGATGGTATCTATGACAACTCAAACTCTTTAACGTCCTTAACGGGTCTTAATTACAGTGCAATAACCATTGTGGACACTCAACACTTTGAGTTTGGTAATGAGGATATAGAATTTGATATGACAAATGAAATAAATGATATTTTAACAGGTGGTACTACGGGTTCTACAGGTTGGGGTATCGCTTTTGTCCCTGATGTAGAAAATATAACGGGTCTAACTGAAAATTATTCTGTCGGGTTTTTCTCACGACACACTCAAACATTTTATGAGCCATTCTTGGAAACGTCATTTAATGATTTAATTCAAGATGATAGAAACACATTCTATGAAAAAAGAAACAATAAATTATATCTTTATTCTTTTAGATATGGAGTACCACAAAGTTTCGACAGTAACCCAACAGTTGATATATTAGATTCAAGTGGGAATGCTGTTGCCGGATTCACGGGACTAACAACTTGTCAAATACAAAAAGGGGTTTATGAGGTTAGTGTAAGTGGTTTAACCTCATCTACTATACCTTGTGTGTTTTATGATAATTGGAAAGGTATATCGATTAACGGTGTCTCATTGAACACTGTTGAGAATCAATTTATTGTTAACCCTCTTTCTGATTTATATCAGATTGGTATGGAGGATAATGAGCCAAGTCTGTACGGTTTTGATTTCTATGGAATAAAACAGGACGAAAAAATATTAAATACCGACACTAGAAAAGTTAATGTCGTATTAAAGAAAGCATATACAACTAATGAAGTTTTAACTCAAGTAGACGCGTATTATAGAGTTTACGTTAGAGAAGGTCAAACAGAAGTTCAAGTTGAGGATTGGACACCTATAAACAGAACCCCTAATGGTTACTACTTTATTTTTGAAACTAAAGATAAAATTCCGAATGAGTATTTCATTGATATCAAAGTTATTACAGACAGAGAGGTTAACACCTATAAACGTGAACTAAAGTTCCAAATAGTAAACAAAAAGTAAGTATGATACGATTAACAGAGGACCAGCTAGTTGAAATGATACAACAAGTTATAGCTGAAAAAAAGAAAAAGAAAAAGAAGAAGAAAAAAAAGAAGAAGAATACTTTATGTGCTAGAGGAAAATCAGCAGCTAAGGCTAAATATGATGTATATCCATCAGCCTACGCCAATGGTTACGCTGTTCAAGTTTGTAAAGGTACTAAACCTGGTTTAGATGGTAAAAAAAGATGTTCAGGAAAATATTGTTCGGGTAAAAAATAAACCCTATATTTGTAACAAACTTCCTGAAAATGAATCAAGTTAATTACTACACATATCAACTTTTTAAAGAAGATAGACTAATAGCGGAGACTGAAGCGGCCACATTTGATAGAGCAATCGATTATTTTTTCGATACTCACCCCAAGGCTTACAACGACTCAACTTATTCTTTTAAAAAAGTTAAAATGTCTCACGAACGTTAATACTCCTCTATAAGTATTACCAAGTCCGTAGTACCCTTTATAACTCTATGAAAGGTTTCTTTCGGTATATCAAAAGTCACACCCTTTTTTAAAGGTATAGGTAATTTATTATCCATCTGAAAATACCAATCGGTATCTTCGAGAACTTCTACTAAACGATTCTCCTTATCTCTATGCCAAACGAGTTCTTTCTCAGGAATATCTTGAGAAAAAACTCGTTTGAATTTATTAGATGATATATTTTCTTGTGAGTATATCATCACCAAAATCTACCTGAAACATTTTTACCGAAATCTTTATGGGCTCTACACGCCCAATATCCCGCCTTTGTCTTGTCTTTTTTCTTAGCACACTGATGTCTAGCTGCGAATGATTTTCTTGCGTCCGGGTCATTCCATTTAGCCGTCATTGTAGGTGAGCCATAACTAACTTTCTTTATTTTACCTGTTTTAGGATTTCTAACGTACACATACCACTTTTTAGAACCACCTGATTTAGGTTTATTAAGAGACACTTCTTTACCTTTATATTCTGCCTCATTTAAAGTCTCGTACTCAAAAGGAAAATCTAACGCCACTGTCTTACCATTTTTTAATTTTACAAAAGTACCCACGTCAGAATTTAATATTTCCTCATCAAAATTATTAAATCTATACCCTTCTTTGTATAGTTCCCTAGACTCATTTATAAGGTCGAAATATTTTTCACTACCATGTCTAAATGCGTTATCTGTAATAGATAAATTATTATCAAAGTGATATTGTAGTTCTTCAGAGATTTGTATTTTATTTAATATAGACTTATTAATACTTTCTCTAATTATGTCTTTTATATACATAGATTCATTCTTTTTTTTCTTTTTATAGTTTTTAACTTTAATACGAGTAGGTTTTTTACCTTTGGTATCTTTTGAACGTCCTTTTTCTTTTTCCCTTTTTCTTCTACAAGCAGAATCTTTAGCTGATTGAGACATTTTACCAGCAACACCTGCCGCTCTACATACAGGATAACCTCCTTTATCACTATCACTTCTACCACAAGTAGGATGTCCACCACCCTTCTTTTTTCTACAAATATTAACCCACGGACCTTTTGGTTGTTTAGAACCCTTTTTTTTCTTCTTTTTTCCAAACCATACGGCTAAATCTTCTGATAAAATATACTTATCCATTTGACTTTATGTTACTTTTTTATAAATATTAGGTAAAACTCATTTATCATGGAAGAGAATAACGAAAACGTAAACACTCTATTTAATACTATTAATTACAAAGAGCCACACGAACTAAATAAGTTTATAGATGAAATGAATGTCGACCAAGCACTATTTTGTTTGGTTCATGCTACTCGACATGCACACAACCGTGGTTTGTACAATATTGAAGAATCTGAAGTCGTATCTAAAGCTATAAGAACTCTGACTACCCCCCAACCCTTACCAAAGGAAGAGTCTAATGACGAAGGATGAATTAACGAGTAGAATTATTATTCTACAATCTGAAATAACAGATGCGATTTTAAATGGTCACAAAGCACATGATGAAGACGAATTTAAATCACATAGAATCGAATTAATGATACTTCGTTGTATGTTATATGGTGAAGATTCTAAAATCTGTAAAACTGAAAAGGCAAATTGTAGAAATTGTAAGAAATAAAAAGGGAGACCGAAGTCTCCCTTTTCTTTTTATGTTTAAGATAAAATATTATCTTAACTCTCTTAGGTCGAATGTTCTAACACCATCAACTGTAATCTTACCGTAGAAACGGTTGTTCACCATCTTCTTAGCGTATCTTGTCATGATACCCTTGATTGGTGTAAAGTTGAATGGGTTGTACATTGTTGGAGTCAACTGTAGAGGTACGTATGGAGCGTATACATATCCTGTGTCAAGTAATGATGAACCCTTGTGTCCCAACAATACTGTGTTTGGTGGGAAGTATGGGTCACGGTAAACTTGATATCTACCTGATAATGTACCAACTCTTTCGATACCCATGTTGTAGTTGTCCTGGTCAGGAGCCGCGTTTGAAACGTGGAAGTACTCAAGGTCATCGAAGATTGCTGAAATCTCTGAAGATACAACAATCCAGTTAGCACCACCTCTTAGAGTTGATTTATGGATTTGTGCAGAAATCTGATTGATTGCAGTAATCAATGTCTGATTCCAATCCTTTTGGTTGTAGTTGACAGAACCGTTAGATACTCTCTTCCAACCGTTGTAGTCCCATCTTAATGACCAAGCCGCACCTTTTCTTAAGTCTCTTAAAATCTCACGGTCAATCTCTGCAGCAACCTGCTCTGACAACAATGCTGTCAATTCAGCTTCCGCATCAATGTTGTGGAATGCAGAGACGTCTTGTGCGAGTTCTGGTGACCACTGAGCTCTTAACTTTCTTTCTGTAACAGAAACAGTAACAGCTTCTAAGTCGAATGAAACTTCACCGATAGCGTCTTCGAATTCTAATGTTTCATATCTTCTCCATGTAGCAGTTACTGTAGGTGTTGCTGCGAATGTAGTACCTGTGTACCCGTCCAATGAAGTTGAACCAATAGCAGCTGTTGTCGATGTATCAATATCTAAATAGATGATACCATCTACGTCACAGATGTTATCGTACTTACCACCAGGTCCTGAACCTGGGAATGGTGCTGATGCCTCATTACCGTATTGTACAATACCCTTACCGTACTTTTGAGTAACAACTCTAAAGTTATAGTAAGTTCCTGAAATGTTAGTTTCTAATGAAGCTAAGAAGTCCTCTGTATCCATCTCTTGTCCGTCAGGACCGATTAACTTACCAGCACCTGTATTTGAGAAACCTGATAATGCAACTAAGATAGACCTTGTGTTACCTGTGTAATCTCCACCAGGAACTAAACTACCATTACTCCAAACAACGTTAGTACAGTCAGAAGTTAATCCTGTGTATCTACCTTTAGAGTAATCGAATAAACCTGCTGGGTCTGAATTTGGTGTTTCACCTTCGTAGAAACGGTCGTACAAGTTAGTTGAATTTGTGTAACCTGAATCAGTTGTTGATGGACCATTTGGTGCTCCGAATGGAGGGATGTGTGCTCCGTCAACTCTGTTCTGAATCTTTGGTACAAAGTAGAACAACTTACCGATTGGTAAGTTCATTGCCTGTACTGAAACGATGTCGTTAGCCAATAACTTAGAGAAAACTCTTCTTACGATTGGGAAAACAACTGTTTCGAAAGAACCTGAACTGTCAGATGCTGCCGCTTCGTTTATCAAATATGATGCTTGGTTCTCATATAACTGAGCCATATTTTCTTTAGTGTGGCCTTTAAGACCGTCGAGGAACCCTAATTTGTCCCACTTGTTAATTGTGTCCTCCTTGATAACCTTAAGGTGCTTAAGACCGATGTTACCAACTAGACCTGATTCTAATAATGCTCCCATTTTAATATTTTTTAAGGAAATTTATTTTTATTTTAATTTACTCATTAAATCTCTCATTCTTAAGAACTGAGGATTTTCATAAGTTTTACTTTCGATAAGATTGTTTGCAGAACCTTTAGTTGGAGTTTTAGTAACTTTAGATTGTACTGATTCAGTAACAACGTTAGTTTCTTTTCCACTTAAATCTTCTTTAACTGTCTTATATAAAGATTTTGACTCTTTAAGAGTCTCGACACCATCGAAACGTCTTAAAATATTTATTTTCTCTTGCTTCGTAGTAGAATGCTCAGTGAATAAACGAGTAGCGTAAGCTAAATTGGAATTGAAAACAGCCACTTCGTTAAGTTTCTCTTTGAAAACATTAAGTGCCTTACGGTACTCTTCATTCTTTTCTCTAAGTTGTTTAACTTCTGCTTTTAATTCTTCATTTTCTCTTACCGCGGGTCTTAATCTACCCTTAGCATAAGTTCTCACCTCTTCGGGTGCTGATTTAGCGTTTGGATATTTTCTTAGAGACGCGTTACTTCTAGCAGTTTCAGTGGTTTCACCTTCGTTACTTTCGTAATCTCTGTGTGACATAGACTCATCGCCTTTGTTTCCACCATACTTACCTTCGTTAGCTTCGTAATCTCTGTGTGACTTAGACTCATCGCCTTTGTTTCCACCGTAATCACCTTCGTTAGTTTCATAATCTCTGTGTGACCTAGACTCGTCGCCTTTGTTCCCACCGTAATCACCTTCACCCATTTCTTCTTCGTGAGCTTCTTCTTCGTCACCAATCTCGATTTCATATACCACTTCTTCTTCTGTTTCGTCTTCACCTAAATGGTCACCCATTGTTTCGGAGACTTCTTCTTCCATGTGGTCTTCTTCTGTGTACTCACCTTCATGTGCTTCTTCTTCTGATTCACCTAACTGAATAACGTATTCAGCATCGGTTTCTTCGTCTGATAAATGAACGTCACCACCGTCTTGTTTTACGATGATACCGTCTTCTTCACCCATAGCTTTAAATACCTTTAGTATTTCGTCATCAGAAGCTGCGGTTAAATCGAGAGGTAAAAGAACTTCTTCTTCATCATCAACTTCCAAGTCGTCACCAGGTAAATCAGTCATTAACATTTCCTCATCACCCAAGTCTAACTCTTCGTCGTTATCAGATTCCATATCACCACCCATATCAAGACCTAAGTCTTCAAGGGCGTCTTCCATGTCACCTTCTTCGTCATCAACTTCAACCTCATCTTCAACGTCAATTTCTTCCTGTTCGGACATTTCAACGTTTTCTTCAGTTTCCATCTCAGACACTTCTTCAACCTCTTCTTCATTAAGAGATTCTTTTACCAATTCACTGATTTCTTCCTTCATAGTAGAAGCAAGTATTCCTTTTGCATTATTAGTAATGGCTTCTTGTAGATTTTCCATCTGCAATAAAGCTTCCTCAACTAGATTTTTTTTGTCTGCCATATTATTTTTTTGCAAAAAAGTTTATTATAGTTATCATATAAATATGTTAAATATGAAAAAAGTGTTTTTTTAATAACTTCGAGCAAAAAAAAATCGGGGATGACCCCGATTCAAAAATTTTTTTTTATTTTAAATTACTCATACACCTCGTCGATTTTACTCTCAACACACGCTGTGATTCTCCAATCGTAAACAAAATCCTTAAAGTTTTGAGTAACTTTAGCTTCAACGTCAGTTACGTTAAAACCCTTAACAAGTTTTTCTTCTCTAACTTTTTTAATTTTACCTGAGTTTTCATCAGGGAGGTCATACTGAACTTTTGCCACAAAATACTTTTCGTCCATGTTTTTTTATTTAAAAGGTTTAATAACCTAAATAATCGGAAAGTCTTTTCATTAAGTCAACACTTTTACCTAAACCACCATCAATCTTTGGTTCTTGTGACCTTAACTGAGTCTCTTCCTCTAAACTTTCTTCATACTTACCCTTATCATTTTTATCTAAAAATAGATATGCACCTGGTGTAGATGGAGATGAAACTAAATCAAAACAGATTAATTCAAAATCGTCTTGTACTTCATTTCTTTCACCTTTCTTTACTAATGAGCCAACACCACGAGAAGAAACACCCATAGTGACTCCTTGTCTCATTAAATTAGCCGCTTGGTCACCTGGGCACGAAACTACGCCCTCTGTATGAAATCCAGGTGAGGTCAATAATTTAATCTTTCCCATAAGTGTGTTACCTTCCCACCATACGTCTGTGATTAAGTGTGAGACACGGTCCAAATCTATCAAAGATGATTCAGGGTGGTTAAGTTCAGATATTGATAATCCTTTTTCAATTGCTTTTTTATAAACGTCAGCTTCTCTACGTAAAATCTTTTCAGGATACACTCTACCGTTTCTATTGGGGGTATCGTATTTTTGTAACGTTGCGTAAAACTCAAATGGTTTTGAGTGGTCCAATTGACCATAAGACTCTTTTATAACTTGTGCATTACGGCTATCGTTAGGATTTACAAATCCGGCATCCCACTCTACTAAGATACCTTTACCTGAATCGTTTGGTCCTAAAATCTTCATGTTTTTTCTTTATAAATATATCAGACCACTTCTTTTGTCGTTTTACTCTTGTGTATTTCAAAATACTTCATACCTCTTAAACAATCGGTGTATACTGCTTGAATGACTTTTTTAATATTTTCTTTTAGTTTTGCTGATTTAAAATCTAAGTGATTTTTAAGATACAAGGTGATTTCTAAGTTCATAAAACTTCTTTTACCTCTTTGTATTCCACTACTTCTTAAATCTAAATCAACTATATTATGTTTTTCGAAAACTTCGGTATTTAAAACTTCTAATAAGACGTGTTTAATATTGCGTTCCATAGTCCCTGTCGCTCTATCCCAATTCTCAAACTCTTTTATGGGTTCTACCCATGATTGTAAAACAATATAAACTGTTTTTAAATTTTTGGCATCTACTGTACCGTAATAACATTTTGCGTCATTGAATATTTTTAATTGTGACGTTTTTCCTTTTTTCATATAAATCCATACTTACAAAGTTTATTGATTTGTATTAAATATACTATATTTGTAGTTATATGTCAAAAACATATATTTATAGATAAACAAATTTATATATGCTAATTATTAAGGTGAAAAATAAGAATATAGAGGCGGCTCTTAAAAACTACAAATATAAAGTTTATAAGACTAAGCAACTTCAGAACCTTAATAAAAATAAGGAGTATACAAAACCCTCTGAAGAAAAAAGAGAGAGTCAAAAAAAGGCCATATACCTGAACAAAAAAAGAAACGACCTTTAATATTTAGGAGTATTTAAGATATTTTCTATCCTCCGTTATTCCTCGACACCTTTAGTTCTTGAAAATTTTTCAAGTGTGGTAAATCCTAACCCCGCACCTACAATATACATCATACCGTCCCACACATATTTTTGTAACGGTATATCCATAAAAATGTTAGCAACAAAGGCAATACACATCATGAAAAATGCGATTATGGTAACAAACCTTTTTGATGACTTTTGACCATCAACGTCACCTAATAATGATGTAAAAAATCTTTTCATTATAACCCCTTTTCTAATTGCTTAAGTCTATAAAGAGATGTAAGGGTATAATCAGTTTCGTTTATTTTATTTAAAGTTTTTTGAATCTTTTCTTTAAGTTCGTTATCGTTAGATTCATTTAAATTATTACTTAATTTACTATAGACAGATTTCTTAGACTTATCTATTTCCTCTATTAATTGGTTCTTATTTAGTGACGTAAAAAATTTAAACTCCTTTTTCTCTTCCTCATTAAGTGAAGAAAACTCTTTATTAAATGTTTTAGTGGCAATCTGTAACATAGAAGAAATAGGTATATTCAAACTAGATTCATTTACTTCAACTATATCATTACTTAATAAATTTTTCTTAATTCTATTTTTAGATTCTAATAATGACTCTAAATTTTTAGTTACATTTTTAGTATAAACTTGAATATCGATATCACTGTAATTGTTATTAGTTTCAATAACTAATTGGTTAATCCACTGACTAACCTTATTAATTTCATTTTGGTTATCATCAATTAAACTTCTTAGTTGTTCAAACGATTCAGAGATATACTCGTCTACAATAGTTTCGTTTAAACCTTTTTTAGATGATAATTCATCGTAAATAAAATATACTTCACATAAGTCACTATTTTCAAGTATCATAGATTTAAATGACTTAATATGAGTTTTAAAATCTTGTTTTCCGTAAGTTGATTCGAATAACTTTTCAATCTTGGTTTTGATGATTCCGAATGATGTCATGATATTTTTTTATATAAATATCATGTAAGTAGTATTATTCACAATTTAGTCATTTAGAAGTGAGTTCAACTTTTTTTCTATTTCACCTAAAGACTGTCTACCTTTAGATAAGTCTAATATACTTTTACCTTTTATTAAGTCGTCCTCGACTAATAAATCTAAGTCTTTATTTCTTACTAGTCTTTCG